TAAAGGTATCTAACGTAGATGTCACAATCAAATCTTCTGGTGTAGAAATAGACACATGAGCAAACTTATAACAAACAACCTTAAACTTTTTAACGTTGATCAATTTATTGAATCTTTTTCAGAACCTAATTTTAATATCTATTATTATTTTGTTGGTAACCCTATTCCTTTTGCTAATGACAACATACCTCCAACCTTATATGATAACACCCAAACAACATTAATTAGCTCGTATGAAGATATGATTTTTGGCAAACGTATTACTTCTAGTGATATAGTTCAAATGGCGCCAAGACACAATTGGGTTTCTGGAACAGTATATACAAAATACACGCACGATGATGATAATCTACTAGATTCTAACTTCTATGTTCTTTCGGATGAAGGATCATCATATAGTGTATTTAAGTGCTTGGATAATGATGGTGGAGGCCAATCCACTTATAGACCTAGACTATCAGAAACTGCGGCCGACGATGATTTTTACTATACGACTACAGATGGGTATCAGTGGAAATATATGTATTCAATTACCCCAACAGAATACACCAAATTTGCAACAACTGCACATATTCCGGTTTACGTTAATGCTAATGTTGTTGCTAATGCTGTAAATGGATCAATAGATAATATTGAAGTTGTATCTGGTGGTACTGGATATGCGTCATACACTAATGGAGCTTTCCAAGAGGTCAGAGTCGGTGGTAATCCGTTAATATATGCAATTGATTCTGTTAGTGCATCACCAAATAGCAGTTTTTATATTAACTCTGCACTAAAAATAACAAACGGTACTGGTAGTGGCCAACAAAAATCCATTACAGGGTATACAGTTGCTGGTAGCTCTAGGCGTGTTGTTATTGATTCTGCGTTTACAATTACTCCCACTACAGCATCAACATATGAGATAACACCTCTTGTAACAATAACAGGAGACGGTCAAGGAGCTCAGGCACGCGCTTTAGTAAACTCATCAAGTAACTCAATCTACAGCATTGAAATTGTTGATAGAGGTAGTGAATACTCATTTGCCACTGTTACAGTGACAGGTAATACGGGTATCATTAACGTATCAACCAATACTGCTATTACAGCAAACAATGCAACAGCTAAAGTTATGATTAGCCCTAAAAACGGACATGGAAGCAATGCTGCTGCAGAACTTGGTGCTCACTATGTTGGTGTAAGTACAGTGTTTGATAGCACTTTATCGGGTGACAAGATTGTAAATGAAAATGACTTCAGGGTTGTTGGAATCATTAAAGATCCCCTGTTTGCAAACGTTATATTGGACATAAGTTCCAGTACAGGGTCATTTGCGGACGGAGAGACTGTATCTCAATCACAGGGGTCTCCTATAGCAAGTATAGTGATTACTAATCCAGGATCTGGGTACACTTCAAATGCTGATGTTACCATATCCGGAACAAGCTCTGTACCTGCTGTTGCAAATGCAAGCTCTAATTCTTCAGGTAGAATATCTCAAATATATATAAGTAATACTGGCCAAGGGTATATTCTACCTACTGCAACAATAACTAGTCCAGCACCTGTTACGTTTAATGGGAACACCTCTGTCTCAAATACTAATGACTTTATTAGTATTTCAAATAACGTATTTCAAAATAACGATTCTGTCAAATATCTTGTAGCTGCAGGTAATACCGCTGTATCTGGGTTAGCTAACAACACAAACTATTTTATAGTTAGCGCTAATTCAACGGGAGTCAAACTTTCATCTACTTTGAATGGATCTGCTATTGATCTAACTGCTGGTGTATCTCAGACAGGACATAGTCTTACAGGTAATACCGCTACAGCTGTCGTTGTTGTTGATACTATAAAGACAAGTAATGCTAATGGAATTGTTTTTGCTGCGAACGACTCAGTTGTTAAACTAACAAATGCATATGGGTTCTTCATAACTGGAAACACTTCTACTAACTTGCTAGTAGGTAAAACATCTGGAGCTATAGCAGTAGTTGATACCTCTACACAACCAACAACATATTTTGATCAGACATATAAGGTTGTAGGATCTCTATCGAGCGCTCAGGGGTTCACCGAAGATGAGTTGGTGGTTCAGTCAAGCAACGCTAATGGATATTTCTACTCATCAAACAGCACGGTTGTGAGGTTAGTAAACAAAAAGGGAACGATAAATCAAAGTGATGCTACAACACAGTACCTTATTGTGGGACAATCTTCACAAGCTCAGTTCTTAGTTTCTGGTGTCGTCCCTTCAGATTTAGTCAAGGGATCTGGAGACGTTATATATATAGAGAACTTCACACCAATATCAAAAGCCAACGGTCAGACAGAAACAATTAAACTTGTTTTAGAATTTTAATAGAGGAATAAATGGCACTTAATACAGATTTTAACGTATCACCATACTATGATGATTATAACGAAGACAAGAACTATCACCGTGTTCTGTTTAGACCTGCCGTTCCTATTCAAGCAAGAGAGTTAACACAGCTTCAAACAATTCTACAAAATCAAGTTGAACGTTTTGGTGACAACATATACAAGCAAGGTACAATCATTAAGGGTTGTGGTTTAACTTTTGACTATAATTATACCTACGTTAAAATCAACGATCTCCAGGTCGATGGTCAGGCAACCCTTGTTTCAAATTACGCAAACTGCTATGTTGAAAATATACCAGCTAATAACTTGCACACTACACTGAAATCAGAAATTGTTAATTTTGTTCAAGGCCTTGAATCTCAAAACCCTGATTTATCCACTTTGTTTGTCAAATACCTTGGCACTGGTACTGGTAATAAGAAGGTATATTCTAATGGCGAGGTTTTAGTAGTTTATGCAAGAGACTACTCTATCCAGTCTATTATAATTGATGCAGCTGGTACTTCGTATAATAATACAGATGTAGTTGTATTTACAGGTGGTAGTGGAACAGGTGCTTCTGCTAATCTCGTCACATATGCAAACGGCTCTATTAGAGATGTAGTTATAAATGACGGCGGTTCTGGCTACACTACTGCTCCAACTTTAACCATAACAACAACAACAGGTTCATCTGGTGCCCTTTCAGCTCTAAACTATGTTGCCCAAGTTCAAGTTGCCAACTCGTCCTACACTAATCCTGTTGGAAAAGGTAGTGCAGTGACTGTTGGAGATGGCGTAGTTTATCAAAAAGGTCACTTTGTTAGAGTTGAAGAGCAAACAACAATACTTGAGAAGTATACTAATTCTCCTAGCAATATATCTGCTGGTTTTCTAACTGCTGAATCTATTGTTAACAACAGCGTAGATTCAACTTTACTTGATAATGCTCAAGGATATAGTAACTATACAGCACCTGGTGCTTTTAGACTAAAATTAATTCCATCCTTTGTTGTGATGTCTACGGCAAATGCCGCTAGCAACAATGAATTTCTAAGCATCATAGAATTTGAAAATGGAAGATTAACAAAAAGACGTACAGAAACAGAATTCAACTCAATTGGTAGTGAGCTTGCTAGAAGAACCCTCGAAGAAAGTGGTAACTATGTTGTAAACCCTTTCAACATATACACAGAAGAAAGAGCAAGTAACACTACTCACTTGAATCTTTCTGTCAGCTCGGGTCTAGGTTATATTAACGGTATAAGAACTGAGTTGAGCGGTACTATTAGAATCCCCGTGAGAAAGGGAACTGATACAACAACAAGCAATAACCAAACAATAAGCACAAATTATGGTAATTATGTTTTAGTTAATGAGTTGCTCGGTAATTTTGACTTCTCTACTGGTGCAACTGTTAATCTAAGAAATACAGTTGGAGATGATGCTACTGATAACTTTGGAGGAGCTCCTACTACTCCTGGTTCTATCATTGGTACTGCTATTATCAGATCTTTTGTTTATGATTCTGGTTCAATAGGAACTCCTAGCTGCTTGTATAGACTTTACTTGTTCAATGTATCAATGCAAGCTGGTCAGAAATTTAATAATGTTAAATCCGTTCAAATTTCTGGTGGTATTGCGGACACTGTGTTGGAAGATGGTGTTTCTGTTCTCAAGGAAACAACCTTTGATCAGTTAATCTTTAGTTCTGGGGCATCGGCTGTTCAGTTGTTTAATAACGAACAGTTTATATACAGAAAAGTATCTTCTGCTATCGACATTTTATCTACAGGAATTGCAACATTGACACTGACTGGTGCTGGTGAAGAATTTCCATATACAGTAAGTACTACATTAAATGATACCCAAGAAAAAGAATTCATTGTTATTCCTGATGCGAATGCTCATTCTACAACCGCTTTGAGCGGTACAGTGTCTTCTTCAGGTAACGTGGTTACAGGCATAGCAACAGATTTCCTTGGTCAATTAGATGTTGGTGATTTTGTTAAGTTTTCTGGTAATACAACATATTTTAGGGTCAGTTCTCTTACTAATTCAACCTCAATGTCTGTAATAGCTTCTAGTAACAGTACAGCAGGACCAGTTGTCAGTGGTAATACTTTATCATATGCTTTCCCTAAAAATGTTCCTATTAGATTAGATAGAGGAACAGCTAATATTTCTATTGATAGTGTTGGAAACACAGCATCAATTTATATTGGAAATACTATAAGCGGAACTACATCTGCAACTATTTACTCAAATGCCAAGGTTGATGGTGCTAGTCCAAAACCTAAAACTGTTGTCAAAGATGTATATATTAAACTATCAACTGCTAGAATATCTGCAGATACTAATGGACCTTGGTGTATTGGTATTCCTGACGCCTTCAAACTCGTTGGAGTTTATATTGGGTCAAGTAACACCTACTCTAACACAACAACTAACTACGCAAGTAGTTTTCAACTGATTACTGGTCAAAATAACAACTACTACGGTCTTTCTTATATTAGAAAGAAACCAGGAAGTACTATTCCTGTAACTGCAACAAATTCTTTACTAGTTAGAGTAAATGCATTTACACATGGTAGTGGATATTATCTATCTACTGAGTCTTACCCAGTTGATGATGTAACAAGTACCCTTCCATCTAACAAGATAAGAACAGAAGATATTCCTTATTACTTGTCGCCAAAAACCGGTGCATATTTTAATTTAAGAGACACAATTGATTTTAGACCAATTGTTGCTAATACTGCTAACGTTTCAACAACTGTAGCGGGTGCTTCAACTGATCCAGTGTCAACAGAAACTTTGACCGGAACTTTATACTTCCCAACACCAAATGAAGATTTTCAAGCCGATATAACTCAGTATCTTCGTCGTATTGATACTATAGTAATGGCTCCAGGTGGATCAGTGAGGATTGTTGAGGGAGTTTCAGATAATAATCCAGTACCACCAAAACCAACAGACGGAACTATGAAGCTTGGGACAATATTTGTTCCACCTTATCCTTCTCTTTCTCCCAAGTCAGCAACAGACTCACAAAGACATGAGTATAGCACATTGATCAAACAAGATCAAGTTAAAGGCTATACCATGAAGGATATTAAACAGCTTGAGGACAGAATCAATAGAATTGAGTACTACTCGCTTCTTAATACTCTTGAAAAGTCAACAACGGATTTAATAATTCCAAGTGAAGCAAATAACTCTATTAATAGGTTCAAGAATGGTTTCTTTGCTGAAGGATTTTCATCTTACGATATCTCTAATGTGAATGATCCAGAATACAGAATATACATTGATACAAAGAATACTGTAGCTAGACCTCAGATTGAAAAACAAATTATTAACTTGGTAGCCAATACCTCTGCATCTTCAAATGTTACATTTAAAGGAGAATATGCTTTAATTGATTATACAGAATCTTTACTAATTAATCAAAACATAGCTAACAAAGTAAGAAACCCAACACAGTTAATGTGGAGGTTTGGAGGAACTGCTCATCTCTTTCCAAAATATGATAATTACTATGATGTGACAAAAGGAAGTGTTAACGTAACAGTTGACCTAGCAGCCCCTTTGAATGCTTTAACAAAAACAATTAATGATAATGTTCGATTCAACACAGATTCCCAACAAGTATCTGTATCTTCAACATCAATCCAAGCCGTAGCACCTACTGAATCATCTGAGGGGTTGACTACCACCACTGTAGTATCAACTACTACTACAAACAAAGGTCAAATTACAAGTAGTGGAACAACCATAGATAATCAAAAGGTTGGTGAATTTCTAACTGACTTTGGTATGAATCAGTACATTAGATCTCAGACTATAAAATTTGTTGTTAAAGGATTGAGACCAGATACAACACACTTTGTTTTTTTTGATAAGATAGACGTAACTGCGTATGCTAGACCTGCAACTGTTGATAACGTAGAAACAATCGATCCTGAGCTAAAATTTACAGGAATAAGAGGAACACCTTTGGTTACAACTAGTAAAGGTGTATTAGTAGGTTCCCTTTACATACCACCGGAAACTTTTTTCGTTGGTGAGAGGTCTGTAATTTTTAGTGATATACAAAGTTTAGATAGTTTAGAAACCTCAGTATCTAACGCCGTTACAGCATTCAACGCTTATAACTTCTCAAAGAGCAGTAGCAGTGTATCTTTATCAACAAAAGCACCTACAACATACACTTATGCTACAAGCACTGATGTAAGTGTTGTTACTGAAATTAAAAACAGTGCAATACCTATGTTGCCACCACCGCCACCACCGGAACCACCACCAGCAGAAGTAGTAACTGCAGCTGTAGCTACAGTTGATGCTGGTTTCACGGATCCACCTGAGCCACCTATACCACCAGCGCCACCAATTGTACCGCCACCTGAGCCACCGCCAAGTGAACCACCACCACCACCGCCACCACCGCCACCACCGCCACCACCGCCACCACCGTTCACGGGTCAATTTGGTGGCTTTGGTTGCTTCATCGCTGGTACAAAAATTACAATGGCAGACGGATCTACGAAGAACATTGAAGATGTTCAATTAAGTGATAAATTAGTTGGTAAAGATCAATCAATAAATACCGTTCTTGATTTTATTAGACCAAAGTTGGGTGATAGAACCTTAATATCTTTGAACGGTTCAATTCCGTTTATGACAAATGACCACCCTGTTTATATGAAAGATGGTACGTGGAAATCTTTTGATCCTATAGCAACAGAGAAGAAGTATGTTAAGTTATCTACCTGGGACATTGGTAAACTTGAAATTGGTGATGTGATCGAAACCAACGATGGTGCTGGTTTCAAAATTGAAACTATGTCAGAACACATTGATAGTGAGGATCTACAAGTTTATAACTTCTCTCTAGATGGAAACCACACCTACATTGCTAATGACCTCGTTGTCCATAATAAGTGTTTTGTTGCTGGTACTGAGGTTCTGTTACGGGACGGTACTTGGAGAAATATTGAGGATATTACACTTGAGGATACGCTTCTAGGAGAGAATGGATCCGAAAACAAAGTTAAGGAGTTCCATAGACCAGTATTAGGTCTCAATAATCATATTCTACCTCATAAATTGAGATTGGCTTCTATTAATGGATCTGAGTTTGCTGTATCTGAAGATCATATGATAAAGACTACTTCGGGATGGAAAACTCCAACAGTAGAAATGTGTAAAATTCTTCATGCAGAAACTCTTAAAAATGAAAAAATAGACATCAATCAACTGAGCATTGGAGATGATATTATTTGTTCTGATGGTTCGTTGGTGGAGGTAAAAAGTATTGAATTTAAGGAAGATTCACCAGACTTGCAGTTGTATAATTTTAGATTACACGGAAATAAAACCTATCACGTACGTATGAAAGGAACTGATAAGTTTATTCTTGTACACAACAAGGATCCTCTTTCTCAAACCTTTACTGTTAATAAAGAGGACGGTGCTGATGGTGTATTCCTAACAAGAACTGATTTGTTTTTTAAACAGAAAGATCCTTCTTTAGGAGTGACTGTACAAATAAGAGAAACAAATAACGGGTATCCATCACCTAGAATAATTGCTGGTAAATTTATTTCTTCAGACTCTATTAACGTGAGCAATACAGCTGCTAGAGCTACCTCTATTACTTTTGATACACCAGTATATTTGAAGGCCAACAAAGATTATTGTATTGTTATTACACCAGATCAATATAATCCAAGTTATCTGTTATGGACTGCAGAGGCTGGCACACCTGACGTTTCAAATACCAGTTTGATTACAAATCAAAACTGGGGTGGTGGAGTGCTGTTTGCATCTTCTAATGATAAAGCATGGACTCCTATACAGGGTGAGGATTTAAAATTTAGAGTCTTTGTGGCGAATTTTGCTAAGACTAATGCAACTGTTGCATTTGAAAACGGACCATATGAATTTCTTACAGTATCCAATACCTCAGGATCCTTTATCGATCAAGAAGAAATTGGCCAAAAGTCAAACACTTACTTGTCAGGTACGTTTACTAGCAACACTACGAGTGCTGTAGTTAATACAACAACCTCACAAGTTGGTACGCTTTCATCTGGTGATTATGTGTTTATTGTTTATGGAAACACAGCAGTAACAAAGACAGGTACTGTGACAGTTGGAAACACTACAACTACTAATGTAACAGGATCAAGTACAAGCTTCAGCACAGAATATATTGCTGGAGATTATATATTGATTGACAGTACTTTGAGAGAAATTACATCTATTGCTAACACCACACATATAACAATTGATGCTCCTTTGAGTGCTTCTGTAAGTAATGTTATACACAAAAGTGTTACTGAAGCTTACCAGGTTGTAAAGGTAATTGGATCCAACTCCTCTTCTATTACACTCAAAGACAACCCTCTTTACAAAATAGATGGAGGTACTACTTATTTTGGTGGATTTCAAAAAGTTGTAAGAGCTAAGGTAGATAGATTAAATACTGACGGTAGTATTGTACTTTCCGACTCCAATGCATCTAACAGTACCTTCTTATTTCAAGCTGGTAAGACCATTGTTGGTGAGGAATCTAAAGCAACTGCAACTATAACAAGTGTTGATAATAAAAATGTTAACTACACCGAATCTCATATAATTGATTTGACCCCTCCAACAACAAGAGTTAATTTAATTCAAAGAATTGACAATGCGAGTGGATCAGCTGCTAATTCATCTATGGCAACTGGTATATCAAATTCACTTAAATATGAAGGACAGCTAAAATCCAAAAGTAATGAAATTGCAAGTGGTACTAAATCGTTCAAGTTGTTTGCAAATCTAACTAGATCAAACACGTTCAACAGTATCTCTCCAATTATTGATACAGTTCCTGCTACTGTTGTTACGTTAAGTAATATAATAAACAACAGTAGTGTGAATGAAACAACAAGGTATGGTAATTCTGATGTTAAATACATTTCAAAGAGTGTAGTACTTGCTGATGGGCTAGACGCAGAGGATATTAAAGTGTTTATTACAGCTTATAAACCCACAACATCCGACATTTTAGTTTACGCAAAAATACTTGCTAATGACGATACATCTGTGTTTGAAGATAGAGACTGGACTTTATTGCAACAGATAACTGAGTCTAGCTTGTACAGTGATTCGTTAAATGAGAAGGATTTTATAGAATATGAGTATGGATTTTATCTGACCCCTCCTTCGACAGCTGTTGCTGGTGTAATAACATCTTCAAACAATACAACAATAACTGGATCAGGTACAACATTTAGTACAGATTTAGCTGCTAACGATGTGATTAAGATTGTTAATACAAATACCAATACTGACTACGATATAGACGTTGTTGATGCAGTTGCTAATAATACAAGTTTGACTTTGAAATCCGGCACCTCTTTTAATAGTGTAACAGCTTCAATAGAAAAAGTTACTCAGAAAAATGCAGCCTTCAAATATAATAAAGAAACCAACATTGTAACTTATTTTGACAAAAACTTGGGTCGTCACACAAGTTACAAAGTATATGCTATTAAAGTAGTGCTGCTTTCTAGTTCGACTAGATTTGTTCCAATACTTACCGACTTGAGGGCGATAGCTGTTTCGATATAATAAATGATGAAAAAAACTGAAAGGGAGGGATTCTTGAGAGATGACAATAATCACGCATTAATAAATACAAATGTTAGTGCATACAAACAGTATATCAATCAACGAGAGTCCCAGAATAAAGTACGTAGTCTAGAGAGTGAAGTGGATTCTTTGAAAGATGACATATCAGATATCAAGCAAATGCTATCAATTTTAATTAAACAGAACAACAAAGAGAACTAAAAAATGGCTCTGTCGACCCCTAATGTAAATATAGTAACAGACTCTTTCCAGAACTGGATCGACAAGACTAACACTTTGTTAGATGCCTACTCTACAACTATTGTAACTACTGCTGCTTCTAGTCAAGGTGGGAGAACAACAGGGAATGCAACCGTGAATGGTATCTTCACTGCAAATTCTTTGACAGTTGAGGGTAATACTACTTTTGGTTTGAGAGGTGGTAATAGTTCTATTTCCAATGTGTTGTATATAACAAGTAACGTTTCAATAGGTAATACATCAGTAAACACAGTATTCACGACAACCACTATCGACACTGATCTTGCACTCAATGTACTTGGCGCCACTGCTCTTTCAAACTCTCTATCTGTGGCTGGTAATACTGCGTTAACAGGTAATGCAACTCTGAGTGGTACACTGCAGACAATTGCTGGTAATACTAATTTTGATTCTGGTGTATTATTTGTAGATGCAGCTAATAATAGAGTAGGCATTAACAATACGGCACCTGGAGTTGCTTTAAGAGTGACTGGCGCAGCTGATATTAGTTTAACTGCAAACGTGCAAGGCGATGCAAACGTAGGCGGCGCCTTTGGTGTGGCTGGTAACACAACGTTGACTGGTAATGCAACATTAAATGGAACATTGCAAACAATTGCTGGCAATGTCAACATTGATTCTGGTGTCTTGTTTGTAGACGCAACTAATGACCGGGTGGGCATCAACAATACGGCACCTGGTGTTGCTTTAAGAGTAACTGGCGCAACAGATATTAGTTTAACTGCAAACATACAAGGTGCTGCAAACGTAGGCGGCGCCTTAGGTGTGGCTGGTAATACTACATTGACTGGTAATGCTGTTCTGAGTGGTACATTACAAACAATTGCTGGTAACACTAATTTTGATTCTGGTGTCTTGTTTGTAGACGCAACTAATAATAGAGTCGGCATCAACAATACAGCACCTGGTGTTGCATTAGAAGTTACTGGTGCAGCTAATATATCGACATCAGTTAATTCAGCATTATTAACAGTTGGTACTTCATTCATTGCAAATACAACTGGTGCATTTCATACTGGAACTATTAATGCTGCTAGCTTTTCAACAACAGGTCTATTAGCAAACACAACTGCAGTAGTTCCAACATCAAATACAATACTACTTGGTAACAGTATTGGTAGATTTGTAATATCAGCAAACACTGGTAACTTCAGTGATGCTTTAACAGTATCAGGTACTTCAACATTAACAGGTAACACAACATTAAATGGAACATT